TGCTCGGAACGACGGCTCCTGATATGATGTTGTTTCCATACAGCAGGGAGCCTGCGACAGGTTCGCGGATTCCATCAATGTCAACAGGTGGGGCGGCGATGAACGCCAAGATAAAACAGGTGGTAGCGGCGAGCAGACAAGGAATCATCAGCACACCGAACCAACCTACATAAAGACGGTTGTTAGTAGAAGTAACCCAGTCACAAAACTGGTCCCAGGCATTCTTCTGCTGTAAAGCAATTGTTGCAGTCATTTAAGTTTGTCTAGGAAAGTATAAGCATAACTCTCCCTATTACCTTTAATCCCCCAACCCAACCAGTAGTAGGCTGCGTTCATGTAATAGGGGAGTTGTTGGTAACGAGTCTGGAAGTGATCAAGCTCAGAACGAAACTGTAGCTCATTGATCATGTAACGGGTCTGTCCCACCAGACTACTAGGATCACACCCGTATCGTTTACAGAACTTACCCAGTCCGTCATAGCGTTTCTGGGTAGTCCATTGAATTAAACCGTACCCGCCACGAAGGCAGCGATCGTAAGGAACGATAGCGCCACCCTCGCAGACATTGGGACGGAAGTTACTTTCTTGTTGAATGTTACCCATGATCACCGCCAGGGCAACTTTATCTTTGATGTCTGCTTTAACTTGCAGTTGTTCTAGGACGTACTGTTGCGCCGGGGTGCATTGAGGACATTCAATCATAATAATCAGAATTTATACTTCACACCAACTTTGGTGCCGTAGGAGTTAACAGTGTCAGCAGCGAAACTAATTTCACCGTACACATCAAGCTTTTCACTTGCAGCAACCGAACCACCAGTCTTACCAGTAAACTTGGTTTCTGCTTCACCGCCATCAGGCGAGACCGCAGAAGGACCAGCTTGGATGTAATAACCAAGCACACCAGAGGAACCTTCATAACCGACATGGAAGTCAGTCGTGGTACCACTGTAGTCAGAACCGGTAAAACCAGAGTTAGCTTCCACATTGGCATAAGGACCAGCGAGTGCGGGAGCAGCAGCAATCAGGGTTGCGGGGAGGATAGCAAGAATTTTCATGAGGTTAGTGTTACTTTTTCTTAGCAGTTTTAGCGGCGCGTTTAAAGTTAGCAGCCGTGGGTGCGCCAGCAGACCCAGGCTTTCTCATTTTTTCACCACTGCCTTGTTTGATCCGAAGACGTTTGGCGTGGATGTTTGCATAGAGACCAGGCTTAGCCATGTTAGCATTTCCATTTGCGTAGGGCAAGAGCCTTCCGCGTAGGACGACCCTTTTCATCTTTCATCGGTCCTTTCACACCAGACATTCTAGCGCAGAAAGAGCGTTTGCGAGGACCGCCTTCAGGTTGTGGAGCCTTTAGATTTGATCCTGTCTCTCGGTTGTATTTACGCCGACCGGCAGCTGTCAAGCCACCGGACCGCGATTTGTGTTTACCAATTTTAAGGCTAACGTTTTTTGCCGCCACCTTTACCTCCTTTGTGGGAGGATCCACATTTGGTTTTGTACATTACCAGATACCAGGAATGATTTGACCAGTCAGCGCGTAAGCGCCAAGAGCAGCCATGACGCCAAGCATAGCAAGGCGACCGTTGAGCTGCTCAGCTCGTTCGTTGTGTGGGACACCGTAAGGATGATCAGACATAATAAGGGGTGGCTCTTTAGCCCAGATGTTAGTGTCGTTCATTAAAATTTAAGATCGGATCGGGCAAGCTTCTGCATAATCTCATCACGATATGCAGGGTCACGATCATACTTTGGATCGGACATCGCCCGCACTACCTCTGCTTGACTCTTGAATGTGTCAGCAGGAGCAGCAGCTTTACCTTGAATCATTTTACCTTCGTAACCGTTTGCGTCAGTGTAACGTGCCTGAAGACCAGCAAGTGCCAGGTTAATGGCAGCAACGTTACCAGAATCAACAACGTTATCGAAAGCTTGGATCTCAGCTTCTGAGAAGTTTTGTGCTGCCCAACCAACAAGTTGTTGATAAGCAGCTTCACCACCAACAGAGTTTTGAATACTGTTGATGTCCTGTTGAGTCAGTTCAACTGCTTGAGGAGCATCCGCTGTAGGAAGACCTTTCTCATACTCAAAGTATGCTTGGATCAATTCCTTGCTGGACATCTTCTCAAACTCAGCCAACGTATCAGAACTCAGTTCACCTTTCGACTCATACTCTTGAGCTGCCCGACTAATGGCGTCGATTTGCGTAGCATAGTCAGAGGTTTCTTGCTGATCTTGAGCTTCTGGTTCCGACGTTTCTTTTTCTTGTCCATCACGTGAACCAAGTTTCTTTTCAAGTTCGATGTAAGCTTTCTCAAGCTCTTGTGCATCTTTGTACTTTCCAGCCAACCGAGCGTTAGCTTGGTTGATCATCTCTTCACCAATAGCCAGAGACTCAGCTTGGTCGGCTTCCATGGCACCGACAACTTCGGGATCACCAGCTGGATCGTAGGATAGGATTTCTGCCATAATTATTCAATAGGTGGAGAAGGCATTAGGGCATCCCCAGCAGCACTGAGGACTTCACCTGCCATTGGATTTTTAGTGGGATCAGCTATAGGAGCTTTGAGCATTTGGCCTGCTTGCTGCATCATAGCCATGTCTTCCTGTTGTTGTTGTGCTTCCATACTTTCTTGTTGAATCTGCTCTACAGACTTAACAAGATTAAGTACGTCGATACCCTGTGAAGCTGCCAGACGTTTGATTGCTTCGTCAGCGTTAATGTATTGCATCATCGCTTCAGGACCAAGTGTCTGAGCAATAGTCATGATAAAGGAAGTGAGAGACTCACGATCTTGACCGCGACCAAGGGCATTGATACCAGCAACAATAACTGGATTAACTAGATCTTTAGGAATACGTGGGAGTTGTCCACTGCGTTGAAGAACCAGCATCTTACGGTTTAGGTAAGGAAGAAGGAATTCAACAGTTAGCAAAGAGAACAGTCCACCGAGTTGCTGTTCAAGTTCTAGTTGAGTAAGGCGAACCTCTTCAGCTGTAGTGCGTTCGGATTGACGAACAGTCAGAACCAAGAAAGCTTCGGACAGTCTACGTTCAAGGTTGTTTGAAATGTTAGCAGCGGTACTGAAGTCAGCAGTTTTGCCAACTTGAATTACACCGATGTCTTCGGGTCTACCTTGAACGATCGCACCGTTGCCTGCTTGGGCCAGCGTCTGGGCTTTAGTCGTGCTTGAGGGTGATACCACGAAGACGACCTTAGCGGCTGCTGCAGAGCCTTCTACGAGGGACTGGGAGAGTGCATCAAGCGACTTAAGATCTCCCAAGAATTCCTCAACTCTACCCCGTCCATAGTTCTCGCCATCGACAGAATTAAAACGCAGTACAAGCCAAGGACTAGCATTCTTTGGAGCTTTACTTTCTGAGCCAGGAATAAGTTTACCATAGACTTCCTGATGCCACAACCAACGGTTGTTGTCTAGGCGTACATGAGTATAAACTTCTACATCATCCTCATGTGAGAAACTCTCATCCATAACAGGACGAGGTTCCTTCATCACTTCAGGAGGTAGAAGGTTTTTGTTAATCAGTTCTTTGGTTACGATCTCAATTATGTTACCGTTTCCATCCCTATCGACAACGTAGCGGTTCAATGGATAGTGCTTCAAACCATCCTTACCCATAAAGATAAGGGCATTACCACCAACGACCAAATGCTTAAGAGCTTGGTGAACAACGACACGATCACTGGATGCAGCAATCGAATCCATTACCATACGCTCCATCTTGGCAAAACTAAGATCAAGTTCAGAACGAATTTCTCTTGGCAAGTCAGTGCCAAGTTTATCATCACGCAATTGAAGCTTGAAGAACGTAGTTTGAGGGGGCAGGAGAGACAGCATCAACTTTGATGCCAGTGTCACTACACCCTTTGCACCTACGGATTGCCAAGGTTGACGCAGTGTTTGATGGGTAATCCTGTATTCATCACGTTGGATGAGGTAAGGAATGGTGAGCTTAGAACACTCAACCGCTGTGTCTAGGAATTGAGAACGATAGCTAGATAGATGATCGTACCTGCCTTTAGCGTTCATTTAATTAACCAATGTTAAGTCCATCCTCTCCACCAGATCCGCCAAGATTAAGCGGAATGCGGAGAGCTGAAATACCTGTACTAATGTTTTTAACCGACTTACGCCGGGATTTAGCAGTCTGCACACCGATACGCATGTCATCAAGTGTACTACGAACAGCCCTAGGAGCTTGGATTTGCTCTAGCTCTTTAGGTCTCATAGACTCAGCCAATGCTTTCATGCGAGCATCGGCTGCCTCTTGCATCTGTCTGATACGGTTTGCTTCTTGAGCTGCTTGCCGTTTAGCTTCTTCAGCAGCATGATGTTGTCGGCGTCCAGCGCCCATGATTAAGTCTCCTCATCGAGTCGGTTTTCTATCCACTCCAACACACTGCGTTGACCAGCTCTATACATGATCTGGTTTAACGGTGTGTCAGGAGATGGGTTGACGGGTGGATAAACATCTTCTAGTTCCTCTAGAAGACGCCTTACAGTAAGACCAAAGTTAGGCATACTGTGGGAGGTTGGGGTTAGCATGTTCGAAAAACGCTGGCATACGTGCTCGCTTAGTTTCGGCAAGCTCAGGCGCTTTACCTTCGTACATCAGGCGATCACTGGAATCCAGCCAAAATTTTTTGTTTAGATATTTATTGGGGTTGTTTACCTTGAGAGGTTGCATCACCCAATTGATAGTTGCTTTACGGAGCTTGTCAAGAGAGGGACTCCAATCAAGACCAAGCTCCCGACACACCAAGCTATTTGTAGCCACGTGGACTTGTTCATCGCGACTAATGTCAGCAGATACAGTCCTCAACCCCGCATCGCCCGTAAAACGGAAAAAGGGTAGGAGCACAAAGAAAATTGCACGCTCGGCAACCAGTGCTTTGAGGATCGTGTGATCTGGATGAGCAACCCAGGCGTCTCTGAGACGTTTGGCTTCTTCCTCAGCTTCCGAATCAACGCCAAGAGCATTGGCGATGTAACCCAATGCAAGGTCGTGATTTTCCTCGTCTTTGACATTAGACAATAGGAGCGTCCGCGCCAAATCCGGTACGTCATTTGCTAGAGCATCAGTGATAAAGTCACCCACTGGAAGTTCCATATGGCGAATTGCCAAGGCACGGTAGATAGTTTCTTCCGCACCTTCCAGTACTTGACCAGCAGTTGTTTGGACAGGAGTCCAGGTACGTTTACGTGAGAGTAGTGTTTGATAAGGGTTCATTCGCCGCAATTACAATCAGGAGCAGGGTCATTAAGAAGCGACTCCAGGTAAT